TGGAAACATTCTCGGCCAACAACCCTTACCTCACTAGAATCATTAGCACTTCGCGGAATAATCTTATAACTGGTTATAACCAAAAACCAGATGAGGGATTCCGTGATATTCTCAAGTCAGTCAAAAAAGCATCAGGGAGGAATAGTAACATTAATACTTTTTAGTATGTGTGAATTGGCGAGTATAAGATAGAAACCCAAATAACAACAAGAAGGTAAGTATATGGCACTTTCAAAGCGACAGCGAAGAGCTCTTCGTAAAAACGGTGTACTCGATGAGCGCACTCATGTACCACAGAAAGGAATGAGACTATTTGATGTAGAACCAAAAACCTTTGCACAGCAATTAACATTTGACGCCTATGACCACGGCGATCATCTTCTTCTCCACGGCATGGCCGGCACAGGAAAAACATTCATTTCCCTCTATCTCGCGCTTAGAGAATTATTCGAGGATCCAAGTTCAATCTATCACAACATTACTATCGTAAGGAGCGTAGTACCTACACGTGATATTGGGTTCTTGCCCGGCAAAGAAGATGAAAAGATTGGAGTATATGAAGAACCATACAAGGCAATTTGTAATGAACTATTTGGCCGCGGTGACGCATATGACATTTTAAAACACAAAGAGCTCGTCAACTTTATGTGTACGTCTTTTGTCAGAGGGTTGACATTAGACAATACTATTGTTATAATAGATGAAGTAAATAATATGAATTTCCACGAATTAGACTCAATCATAACAAGAATAGGAGAAAACTGTAGAGTTGTATTCTGTGGAGACTTTAGGCAAAGTGACCTGACCAAACAACAGGAGAGAAACGGTCTACTTAATTTTATGAAAATTATTGATACACTATCAGGCTTTGAACACGTTGAATTCAACGAAAATGACATTGTCCGCAGTTTGTTGGTGAAGGAGTATATCATTGCAAGAGAACAACTCGGGCTTTGTGCATAAACTGTTCGAACCCAGAAAATTAAAGCGAATTAACGAGGAGGGTCAACGACTGTATGTGACTGACTCTGGTGATAAGTATCCATCGGTCACTACAGTCCTTGGCAAACTCGGACAAAGGAAACTACATGAATGGCGTAAGCGTGTAGGTGAAGCTGAAGCAAATAAAATTGCTCGTCAGGCTTCATCAGCTGGAACAGCAGTACACAATGTTGCAGAAAAATACATGCTCAATGATCCTACCTGGCGTGAAGACATGCCTATTCCTGTCAGTCGATTCCTCAAAATCAAACCATACCTCGATGACAATGTCGATGAAGTATACGGTATTGAATTACAAATGTATTCTAATGAATTGCGTACTGCAGGTACTGCAGACTTACTATGTAAGTATAATGGTAAGAATACATTACTCGATTTTAAAACATCTAAGCGCCGTAAGCATAAGAAAGATATCACCAGCTATTTTATGCAGTGTGCTGCTTATTCCGAAATGGCAAAAGAACATTATGGTTTTGAAGTAGAACAGATTGTAATCCTAATGGCAGTACATGAAGACGATCCTATTGTCTTTATTGAGGATTGTCAGAATTATGTACCTATGACCAAAAAGTTCTTTGAGTTATATCATAGAGGCCTCTTATAACAAAAAAGTCTAAAATTACCAAAAAAATAAAACCCTTAGAAATCAACCACTTACATAGGCGGTCACATAAGTTATTGATTTCTAAGGGTTTTTTTTATTTTACTTTTACAAAAAACTATGGTAGAATGGTACCATCAAAATGGAGAAGTATATGGATACTAAGTATATTGTACAAGTAACTCGTAATGATGCAGCTTGGATGTCATTGCCTTTTGCTAGTCTTAATGCAGCAACTAACTGCTTCGAATTCCACAAGTCTCACATTTGTGACTCAAATGATAAAGTACGAATCGAGCTTAAAGAAGATTCTAAACTTTTGAAATTTGTTCAATCATCTACTAGGAGCATTTAATGATTGATGATCTTGACATTGAAGTACTAAATCCTGATTACAAGCAGACTCAAATGATCATACAGATTCGTAAGATCGTCGATTCTATTGGTAATCCTAATCCATTGCATTGGGTACGTACCGAGTCTGGTCGTAAGTGCTGGATTGCGCATAAGCATGCAAAGACAATCGTAAAAATCTACGATATGTTGACCAGCGAAGAATCACAATCTTCTGTAGTTCAAAATCGTCAGCGCCCTGAAATCAACGCTAAACGTCAACGAGCTCGCCAAAAGTTTGTTGAAGATCTTCAAACTTATGAAGGTTTAACCAATATCATTAAGGAGCTCCGCGTTGCAAGTACTTCGTGAAATAACTGACTGGGGCGAACACCGCACCAGCAATCATGATTATATTGTCAGCACTAGTGACAAGCTTTTAGCTTATCGTAAAGCCAGCGGCGGTGATTGGGAAATCTTATCTGGTAAGATGAGATTTGATCGCAGTCGTCGTAAGTTTCTTAAGCTCGACGAAGAAATACCCGAAGAACTTAAAGTACATCACTTTGTACCAGCAGGTGCATTGGTGTACAAAAGCTCGAATGGTAATGAGTACATGGTAATTGATGGAACGTGTACTTGCCCTGGATACAAGTTTCGTGGTAAATGCAAACATTTGGAACTTGTTAAAAATTAACGGTTGACATTTTTGTTTTTCTTTGATAGAATTAACTAGTAAATTGAATTGGTCTGTGGAGGACTTTATATTATGGCACACATGGTTGAAACAATGGCATACGCAGGTGAGTTACCTTGGCACGGTCTTGGTACCAAAGTCGATAGTAATCTCACTCCCCAACAAATGATGCAAGCAGCTGGACTGGATTGGACAGTAAGTAAGCATCCAATGTATGTTAATGACGACATTCAGGTACCTGGCAAACAAGCGCTAATGCGTGATTCTGACAACACTATCTTAGATGTTGTTGGTGATGACTGGGTACCAGTTCAAAACGAAGAAGCATTCGAATTCTTCGACGAATATACTAAAGCTGGTGGTATGGAAATGCATACTGCTGGTTCATTGAAGGATGGCAAAATCATTTGGGGTCTTGCTAAAGTCAATGAATCTTTTAGTCTCTTCGGTGGCAAGGATCAGGTTGATTCCTACTTGCTACTATCCAACCCACACAACTATGGCCGCGGTGTAGACATTCGGTTCACCCCCATTCGTGTAGTCTGCAACAATACTCTGTCAATGTCTCTAGCCGGAAAGGCTACATTGGGTATTTCCCTCAACCATCGTCAGTCTTTTGATGCTGATAAAGTTCGTGTTGCTTTGGAAGAAGCACATAATAAGATGGATACTTACAAGCAAGCTGCTGAGTTTCTTGGGAACAAGCGTTATAAGCAAGATCAATTGATCGAGTACTTTGATAGCGTATTCCCTAAGACTACTAAGAAGTCTAGTGTAAGTGACATGTCTTTTGAAGAGCTTATTGCATCAGTTAAGAAAGGCGATAAAGTTTTGTCACGAAATGCAACAACCGCATTGGAAGTAATTCACACTCAGCCTGGTGCTGAATTTGCTGAAGGATCTTGGTGGCAAGCTTACAATGCTGTAACGTTTATGACCAACCACCAAATGGGTCATAATAACGATACACGCATGCAGTCTGTATGGTATGGTGCAAATAAAGATCGTAACATCGATGCACTTGGCCTTGCTGTTGAATATGCAGAAGCTGCTTAATTTAGACGGGGAGAGCCTCTCTCCCCACGTTATAAATATTATTCCGGGAGGATACACATTATGGAATTAATTATTGCTGGTTTGGTGGCAGTAGCAATTGCTGCCTTTGTTTTTTGGCCTCGAGTAAGTGAGAAAATTGATGATGTTCAAGAAGACATCACCGAAGCTCGCGAAGCGGTCGAAGAAAAGTTTGAAGAAATTGCCGATGATATTGAAGAAGCAGTTGAAAAAGCTCTCGACAAAATTCCTTCAGACGACGAACTCAAAAAGCTTACTAAAGCAAAACTCGATGATCTTGCAAAAAGTCTTGGTATTAAATTGGACCGTCGTAAGTCTAAGGATAATATGATTATCGAACTCAAAGACAAAGCAGGAAAGTAATCAATGAATGGCGAAACCATTAAGGATCAACCAGATTCAGTAAGTAATTTTCTTGTTGAAATAGAAAAAATTCGTAGGGCTGGCTCTGTAGATTATATGGACGCCATCATTCATTATTGTGAAAAGAACGAAGTGGAAATTGAAGTCATTGCTCAGTACATCAAAAAGAATGTAGTACTCAAAGCAAAACTTCAAGAAGAAGCTGAAGATCTTAATTTTTTAATGAAAACATCGCGACTACCTGTATGATAAACATTATGAATGCGTTTGATGCATACAAAATGTTCACTGCAATTAAGCTTCATTTCAATAGTCCATCTTATGACTACTTTAAATATCGTGGCTCAGTAAGAACTAATGAAAGCAAGTTTGAATGCAGGAACGACAAATACTTTATCATAAACTTTCAAAGAAAAAAGATTTAGAGCTTTTTCTTGCTTCTAATTTATTTGAAAAAAATAATCTTTGGGTAGGTAATTTATTCGAAGATGAATATAATCAAGTATTTAAACAAGCACAGAAAAGACAACAATCTTTAGCATACACATTTGAGTCAGATGTATCTCAGTTTGATTCTTTGGATGAAGCCTTTGTTGTAAAGAATGGTGACTATCCAAAAATTCTTAATGCTTATAAGCGTAAAGAAGTTACACCTGAGACTATGATTATTCTCAATGATACGTGTAATTTGTTTCACTATTGGGACGAGCAAATATCTGATAAAGTTTTGTGGCCTAAAACAAAGCAATCACTTTTAAAGTATGCTAGCTTTTTAAACTACGATAAAAGTAAATACCGACAGTTATTGACTGACAAGTTTCAATAACATTTTACACACACACAACACAGGAGACATGTTATGTCCAATCCATATGAACTACGTTTTAAGGTGCTAGAAATGGCACGTGATCTCGAAATGAATCGTTACGATCAAATGAATGGTGCCTTTTGGCATTTATATACAGAGATTGAAAATACGATTGCTAATTATCGTGATACTGGTGATATTGTATCTATTAGAAAGCTTGAAGAACAATTAAATCATGTTGAATCTTTCTTACCAAAGATACCAAATCCCAGTGAAATCAAGGAAAAGGCACGAGAACTTTATGAGTTCGTCACTGAAAAGTGATATAAATAATATCGGAGAAAGGGTTTACTTTTCTCCGATATTGTGGTAAGATATACTTGTTATATTATGAATAATGTGGATAAGAAAACATACGTTGCTAATACAAGGAAAAACATATGACAAATTCATTTGCACAATTAAAGCAGTCTCGCGCAAGCCAATTCGATAAGCTTGCCAAAGCAGCAGAACAAGTCCAAAGTGGAGGTCAGCAAAAGCAAGGAGCTGACGAACGTTTTTGGAAACCAACAGTAGATACTGCTGGTAACGGTTCGGCTATCATTCGTTTCCTACCTCCACCTTCTGGTGAAGATGTACCATTTGTTCGTTATTGGGATCATGGCTTTCAAGGTCCTGGTGGTTGGTATATTGAAAAGTCTCTCACTTCTATTGGTGAGCAAGACCCAGTTTCTGAGTACAACTCTAAGTTGTGGAATTCTGGAATCGAGGCTGACAAAGAAGTTGCCCGTAAGCAAAAGCGACGACTTCATTACATTTCAAACATTTACGTAATCAGTGATCCTGGCAACCCAGCTAACGAGGGTAAGGTGTTTCTCTATGAGTACGGTAAGAAAATCTTTGATAAGATTAATGATTTGATGCACCCTCAGTTTGAAGATGAGGACGCTGTAAATCCGTTTGATTTGTGGGAAGGTTCGAACTTCCGTCTCCGCATTCGTCAAGTAGAAGGTTATCGTAACTATGATAAGTCAGCATTTGACACACCTTCACAACTCTTGGCCAATGAAGATGATTTGGAAACTGTTTGGAATTCTCAACATGGTCTCTCAGAGTTCAATGATCCAAAAAACTTTAAGAGTTACGAAGAACTTGCTGCAAAGTTGCAGCGTGTATTGGGTGGTGTTACTCCTACCTCAACAGCTGAATCAGTTGAAGAAGAAGCACCTGCTTGG